CGATGCAACTGGTAGCCCGCTGCCTGGAGCCGTGATCACCCTGGATAAGCCTTACTAAGCTTCTAGCAAACACAACGCTAGTACCCTAAGGGGTAATCCATGTATCAGAAAAGGAGATCTACCTATGTCTTCTAAGAAGCATAGTTCGAAACTGGTTTCCCAGTTCGTACAATATCGCGTTCCAGAGAGTGTAACGCTTTCTGCTGTTGAAGAAATTCTTCAGTCTCTCGATTGCCCTCGTTCTTTGGCCGTTTGGATCATCATTCGTGATGATCCTTCACAGTTGAAAACGTTGGCTTTCAATCCGCTAGATTATAATAATCTAGTAGATTTTAGAGATGCTTACGCTGCAACAAAACTGCTATCAAAGTCGACCTTTTTAAAGACCGGCATAGATAAGCAGCAAGTTGCTTTTACAAAGTTCTCAGAATCTGAGGCTTTGTGTAGGCAAACGAATTTCCGATTGACACATCTGACTTCTGACCCTTCATATAGGGGTCCGAACGTTTGGATGTATAACACATTCATTCGTAAAATCGAAGATGTGCTGGTCGGTTATTCTCCTGAAGACCTATTTAACAAGGCTAATTGGGGTCCTGGTGTGACAACTCTCTTAAAGGGAGTTGAAGCATCAGCCACCAATAAGTTCCAGTGTGAAACTGGAATAACGCGTGATTTGTACTACATAATCTCCGACCTCTTCGCAGAGGCTTATCCCATTTGGGGGGAGCACCTGAATCAATCAGGTTTCCCTTCATTTGAGACTGGGAATTATGTTGTCACTGTGCCGAAGGATGCGTTTACGGACCGTGTCATAGCTATTGAGCCAGGGATTAATCTCTGGTTTCAAAAAGCTATCGGCCTTATGATCCGTGAGCGCCTCTTCGTACATGGGATCGACTTAAATTCGCAGGAAAGAAATCAGCAACTTGCAAGGCTTGGAAGTTATGACTCCAAGCTTGCAACTGTTGACTTTTCTTCTGCTAGCGATACCATTGCCTTTCGCCTTGTGGAGGGATGTCTTCCTCCTCATTGGTTTCAGATAATGGACGCTTGTCGGTCACATTTCGGTAAATTCGAAGGAAAGCTCATTAAGTGGAAG